CTTGAAGGGTTAGACACAACTATTGACTGGAAAAATACTGGAGACAACAGTTATGATGGGGAAAAATTACAATTACTTTTACATGATGAAAGTGGTAAATGGGAACGTCCTGATAATATTTTAAATAACTGGCGTGTTACTAAAACGTGTTTACGTTTAGGTAGTAAAGTTATTGGAAAATGTATGATGGGATCTACTTCAAATGCTTTAGATAAAGGTGGAGCTAATTTTAAAAAATTATACAATGACTCAGATTGTACTAAAAGAAATTCAAATGGTCAAACTAAAAGCGGGTTATATTCACTTTTCATCCCTATGGAATGGAACATGGAAGGTTTTATTGATAGATATGGGATGCCAGTTTTTAGATCTCCTGAGAAATCAATTTTAGGAATAGACAATGAATTTATATCTCAAGGTGCTGTAGATTATTGGGAAAATGAAGTAGAATCTTTAAAACAAGATCCCGATGCTTTAAATGAATTTTACAGGCAATTTCCAAGAACTGAGTCTCACGCTTTTAGGGATGAAAGTAAACAATCCATTTTTAATTTAACAAAAATATATCAGCAAATTGATTATAATGATTCTTTAATAATAGACAGATATGTTACTCAAGGATCTTTTTCTTGGGAGAATGGAATTAAAGATAGTAGGGTTATTTGGTCACCTAATAAAAGAGGAAGATTTTTTGTAACTTGGTTACCAGAAAAAGCATTACAAAATAATGTTATAACAAAAAACGGAAGAAAATATCCAGGTAATGAACACGTGGGGACTTTTGGATGTGATTCGTATGACATTTCTGGTGTTGTTGTAGGTAAAGGATCTAATGGATCTTTGCATGGCCTTACAAAGTTTAATATGGACAACGCTCCAAGTAATGAATTTTTTTTAGAATACATAGCTCGTCCTCAAACTGCTGAATTGTTTTTTGAAGATGTTTTAATGGCAATGGTATTTTACGGTATGCCTATTTTATGCGAAAACAATAAACCTCGTTTATTATATCATTTAAAAAATAGAGGGTATCGTGGGTTTAGTGTAAATAGACCTGATAAAACATTTAATAAATTATCAAAAACAGAAAAAGAATTAGGTGGAATTCCCAATTCAAGTGAAGATGTAAAACAATCACACGCTTCAGCTATTGAATCATATATAGAAAAACACATAGGATTAGATATGGAAGGATCATATAGAGATCAAGATGACATGGGAATATGTTATTTTCAAAGAACTTTAGAAGACTGGGCTAAGTTCGATATAAATAATAGAACTAAGTTTGATGCGTCTATTAGTTCAGGTCTTGCAATTATGGCAAATCAAAAGCACTTGTATACACCCTCTAAAGAAAAATCGAAAATAAGCATTAACTTTGCAAGATATAATAACACAGCCTCGGTTAGTCAATTACTTAATAAATGAAAGATGTAAACATACAAGTTAACTCTGCTGCTTTTCCTGATCAATTTGAATCAGATTCTGTTAAAGATACAATGGAATTTGGACTTCAAGTTGGGCAAGCAATACAGTACGAGTGGTTTAGAAGAGATAGTGGTTCATGTAGGTTTTATAATCAATGGGCGGACTTTAATAGATTAAGACTTTACGCAAGAGGAGAGCAATCTATTTCTAAGTATAAAAATGAAATATCTGTAGATGGAGATTTAAGCCATTTAAATTTAGACTGGACTCCAGTTCCAATTATTCCAAAATTTGTGGATATAGTTGTAAACGGAATGTCTGATAGATTGTTCAAAGTTAAAACATATGCGCAAGATGTTATGTCAGCAGAAAAAAGAAATATTTTTCAAGACATGGTTCAAGCTGATATGATTGCCGCGCCTGTGTTGCAGCAAATGGAAAGTGATTTTGGTATTCCAGTTTTTAATGTAGCTCAAGAAGATCTTCCAGGGAGTGATGAGGAATTAGAATTGTATATGCAAATGAAGTATAAGCCAGCTATTGAGATTGCTCAAGAGGTTGGTATTAATACTTTGTTAGATGAAAATCATTATCAGGATATAAGAAAACGAGTTGATTATGATCAAACAGTTTTAGGTATAGGTATGTGTAAGCATATGTTTTTACCAGGCTCTGGTGTTCAAATTGATTATGTTGATCCAGCAAATGTAGTTTATAGTTATACTGAAGATCCTTATTTTAAAGATAATTTTTATTGGGGTGAAATTAAATCTGTTCCAATTGGAGAATTAATTAAAATAGATCCAGATTTATCTCTTTCAGATTTAGACGAGATTTCTAAATACAGTCAATCGTGGTATCAGTATTATAACGAAGCTCAAGCTTATAACAATAGTATGTTTCATAGAGATACAGCTACATTGTTATATTTTAATTATAAGTCTACTCATTCTTTTGTTTATAAAAAGAAAAGAATGGCTGATGGCAGTTTTAAAACTGTAGAAAAAACAGATGAATTTAATCCTCCTCAAGAAATGATGGATGAGGGTAAATTTGAAAAAGTTACTAAAAGAATTGATGTTTGGTATGATGGTGTAATGGTAATGGGAACTAATATTATGCTTCAATGGAAATTGAGTGAAAATATGGTTAGACCAAAATCAGCTAATCAATATGCAAGACCTAATTATATAGCTTGTGCGCCAAGAATGTACAAAGGAGCTGTAGAGTCTTTAGTTAGAAGAATGATTCCATTTGCAGATTTAATTCAAATGACTCATTTAAAAATCCAACAAGTAGTTTCAAGAGTAGTGCCTGATGGTGTATTTATTGATGCTGACGGATTAAATGAAGTTGATTTAGGAAATGGAGCAGCTTATAATCCTGAAGACGCATTACGTTTGTATTTTCAAACAGGTAGTGTTATTGGTAGAAGTTACACGCAAGATGGGGAGTACAATAATGCAAAAGTACCTATTACTCAATTAACAGCTTCAAGTGGTGCAAATAAAATGCAAATGCTTATAGGTAACTATAATCATTATTTAGATATGATAAGATCGGTTACTGGTTTAAATGAAGCTCGTGATGGATCAACTCCTGATCCAAACTCTTTGGTAGGAGTTAATAAATTAGCTGCATTAAATTCAAACACAGCTACAAGGCATATTTTACAAGCAAGTTTATATATGACTCGAAGTTTAGCGGAATGTTTATCTATTAGAATGGCGGATATATTAGAATATGCTGATTTTAGAGATGAGTTTGCTATGCAAATCGGTAAATATAATCTACAAATTATTGATGAAATAAAAGATTTGTATTTATATGATTTTGGGATATTTATTGAAATGTCTCCAGATGAAGAGGAAAAAGCAATGCTGGAACAAAACATTCAAATGGCTTTATCTCAGCAAAATATAAGTTTAGAAGATGCAATTGACATTAGGGAGATTCATAATCTAAAAATGGCTAATCAATTACTTAAATTAAAACGTAAACAAAAAGAAGAAAGAGAGCAAGCTCAAGCAATGCAACAGCAAGAAATGCAAGCTCAACAACAAATGCAAGCTCAAGAAGCAGCGGCTCAACAGCAAATGCAAATAGCACAAATGACAGCAGCTACTAAAATGGAAACAATGACCGCTGAAAGTCAAATGTCTATTCAAAGAATGCAAATGGAGGCTCAATTAAAAACTAAATTAATGGAGGTTGAGTTTAATTATCAAATGCAATTAAAAGGTGTGGAGCAAAGTCAATTAGATGCAAGAGAAGAAAATAGGGAGACAGAAAAAAACAATAGATTAAATAAGCAGTCTTCTAATCAATCAAAAATGATTGAGCAAAGAAAACGTAATTTACCTTCTATAACTTTTGAGTCTAATGAAGATAGCTTAGATGGTTTTGATTTTGCTGAATTTAATCCAAGATAAATAGTCTAAAATTTAATTAAAATTAATATTAACTTTGTTAAAAATAAAATCAAATGGAATTTAAAGTAAAAGAAGTAACAAAAGAAGAAAAGTCTCGTGTTGAGGTAGAAAATGATTTACTAAAAAAACATGAAGAAAAATTTGAAGATTCAACAACTAAAGAAACGGGAATAGATAAAGTAAATCTATCTAATGTTGATTCAACTGAAGAAAAAGTTGAAGAAAAAGTTGAAGAAAAAGTTGAAGAAAACACTTTGTCAGAAATAAATGACAATGACGTTCTTTCATATATTAAAAATAGATACGACAAAGATATTAATTCTATTGATGAATTGTTTGCGGAAAAAGAGGCAAACTCTGATTTACCAGAAGATGTATCGGCGTATTTTAAGTACAAACAAGAAACAGGTCGTGGAATTGAAGATTTTTACAATTTACAAAAAGATATTGATTCCATGGATGATGATGTTGTACTGGCTAATTACTATTCGTCTACTGAAGAAGGTTTAGATGAAATAGACATTCAAGATATTATTGAAGAGAAGTTTAGTTTCGATGAGGATTTAGATGAACCAAGAGAAATCAAGAAAGTAAAATTAGCTAAAAAACGTGAACTTGCTAAGGCAAAGAAATTTTTAAATGAACAGAAAGATAAATACAACATTCCTCTTGAGTCAAGTGGGGGTGGATTATCTGAAGAACAAGAAAAAAATCTTAATGCTTATAAAAGTTCAATAGAGGAATCTAAAAGTTTAGAAGAGGTAAACAGTAAAAAAGCTAAATTTTTTACAGACAAAACAAATGAAGTGTTTAGCA